GTGGCTGAACTTCCACCCGCGGCCGGCTGTGGGTGGCCAGGTAGACGTCGCGCGCCGCCAGCGCCGTCTCGGGTTCGGCCGTTCCCAGGCGCAACAACATCTCCTTAACCCCGTAGACCGCCTGGGAAGCGGGATCCCCCGCCCACGGGGTGATTTCACGCGGCCCGCCTGACAGAATCCCGGCTGCACCGCGCAGATACGCCGCCGCAACGCGGTTGGCCATCCCGCTCAGGTCAGCCGCCGCGTGCAGCATTCCCTCGTCCACCTCCACGCGTGCCAGGTAGCCCCACCAGACGGCCCGCCCTGCTTCGTCCCAAACTTCGATAGGACAGCGCAGCAAATCAAAGAGCTGCCAGAGCGCCTCGAGCTTTCCGTATGCCTGGATCTCCGCCCTCGCCGGTCCCCCCTGAGCCTCCCAGCGCGCACGCGTCATGCGGAATTCTACGCCTGCAGCCGGTTCGATCCCGCTGAAATCTCGCCTCAGCACCTTGACGATGAACACGCCTGCCTCCTCTCAAACCGCGATGCGGCGCGGCCGGTAGAAGACCCGCACTGTCAGCGTTCGCTCGATAGGCGCCAGCCCGCCGCACTCTTGCAGGAAGTAAATCCGGTGTGGGCGGCCGGGAATGGCGCTCAACGGCCTTCCAAAATCTGCGTGGGTGATTAACCTCTCGCCGGTGGCGGTCACACTGTAACATGCGCCTGGTTCGCCCTCATCCACCAGCCTCCACCCGGATTCCAGCCCGCCGGTGGATTGGAAATTGCGCCAGCCGTCAAGGGGCAGGATCATCAGATCATCGACGTCCAGTGAACGAGCCTGCCCCTCCGCCTGCCAGGCATACAAACGCACTTCCGTCTGCCCCAGATTAACCGTCCCGCCGGTAAATGGGGGGATCTGCGCCGCTGGCAGTTCCACCAGCGCCTTGCCGGCTGCCGCCAGGCCAGGCGGATAGCTTTTTATCGAAGCCAGCCCCGAGCCATACGCTACCTTGATCCCCAGCCAAAGATCGTCATCCATCACGGGGGTCATCAACCGCACCAGCGGGCGGAACCAGCGTCCCATCGCCCGGCTGGATGCCAGAATGCTCAGCCGCCAGGCGAGCAGGTCTCTCTCCCCGGCTGTATTCCATGAGACCGTCCGCCCGCCGCCCCCGCTCGCCGCCGCGTCATCCTTCAGTGTGCCGCCTGAGGCCTCCTCCGCTTCCAGAACATGCCAAAATGACCGCACATCGCCGCGAAAACTGATCCCCACGCGGATATCGCCAGTCAGCGTGCCCGAAGCGCCGCTGTTGAGCATCTCGATATGAAAGGACGACGGCAGGTCCCCCTCCACATCGCTGGATGCAATATCCACGAAATTGTCATGGCCTGCGTGTGTGTCGCTGTGGTTGGAGACGCTCAGACCGCCAATGACGTTTGCTCCATTACGATTGGACAGCGGTAGTTCACGTTCCTCCCCCTGCCAGAAATCCTCGCGCCTCATGATTAACCGCAGCCCGAGCGATCCGTTGTCGCTGTCCCCGCCCGAGCGCTCCATTCGCGCGCCGTGCAGTCGGCTGGCCCAGACCTTCCCGCCCGCGTCGCTGATGCGCAGGCAGATGGGCCGGTCGAGAAAGCCCGAATGGTATTCTTCAATCTTACGCAGCATAGCCGCCAGGTCTGCCTCGGCCGCGACGATGACTTCCGGGTTTGCGTCTTCCAGGACTAGCTCGAGATGCTCCTCGATCAGGTTTTCGATCCGCCGCGGCGGCCCGAAGATGGCCCGCTTATAGACCAGCGGTCCACTCTCCTGGTAAAGCGTGATGTCTTGCGCTCCGTCCCCGATGGCCAGCCGTTTCATGGCAGCGGCTCCTCCCTGCCATCCACAGGCCAACCTTCCGCTGGCCAGGGTGGATCGCTCGAGGTGCGCAGCCCCTCCTGCGCCTTCAGCCGCAGCATTGCTTCGAACAACTTGTGCATGGCTGCGCCTGCTTCGGCCTGAAGCTGGATTCTATCTGGGGATGGGTCGTAACCTTCGCTGCGCTTGAGCGAACGGCTTTCCAGCGCATAGCCGATCGAACCGATCAGCAGCAGCCCCTCCACCCCGCCAGGCAGACTCGTGACTTCGGCGCCATCCAAACCGGCCAGGGTGTCCGCCGGAGAGACCTGCAGGCTGAAATTGTATTCGGCCAGTGCGAGGCGCACAGCTTCGGTCAATGCCTCATCGCTCCACAGAATGGCCCCCAAATCTTGCAAGTAGACGCGCAGGCGCGCGATCAGCTCCCCCAAGGTGATCATCTCGCACCCTTCTTTCTGCGTCCGCCAGCCGCAGGCGCCTGCTTGCCCGGTGACCTGTCCGACGGCCTGGCAAGGGTCACCCGCAGCTTGGCGCCGTTGGGAGCAATCAGCACCACGCTCCCATCTGGCAGCAGCCGCCAGCCGAGCAGGTCTTGCGGGCGGCAGCCCAGGTGGGCTGCCGCCTCTACCACCGCCGCCGGGAACTCACCCGGGCCGCTCACGGCCTCCTCCTCATCAGGCCGTCTTCGATGGCCGTGCCGAGCACATAGGCCACCAGCAGGTAGATGACGTTGGCTACCTGCTCCTCCTGCAGCGGGAAATCCGGCCGGTATGCCTTGACAATCACCAGCGCCAGGCCGACCAGGGCCGCCCAGAACTTGCGCGAAGAAAGCAACTGCTTGGTCTTTTCCATGAACCCCTCCGCTTGAATTTCTCACCAAGAGACACCCAATTCACCGGGAAAGCCAAAACTCGATAAACCCTCTGTGCTCTTTGTGGCCTTCTCGTTGGAAGCATTTAGGCCACATTGGCCTTATACAGCGGACGGTAATCGGCCACGAAAACGCTCAGGAAATGACGGATCTTCAACCGTGCCTCGTCGTTGCTGAACATGGCCGGGCTGTATTCATCTCCCGCGATGAAGATCTCCGGCTTGAGGCCAAACCGCTCGGCCACGATGATGGCCGGCGCCAGGCGCGGATCAGCAGCCGCCGCCCAATCGCTCTCATCCGTCCACTCCGGCACCGTGACCACATCACCCATCTCGCCGCGCTGCATGTTCTCGCTGAAGATGTTGGCCTCGCGTTCGAAGCTGGGATAGAGGATGCGCCGCGCTTCCAGCCTCAGGGCGCGCGGCACCAGCAGGTAGCGTGCATCCAGGGCCAGTTTGGGCGCCGCGTCCCCGGCCTTGACCAGCATCGGCTGGCTGTAGATGGCGCTGCTGGCTGCCTCCCAGGCCGCGCTGGATAGCGCCGCAACGCCCAGATTGTGGTGACTGACCGCGTCGAACACGTTCTTCCCGTCCGACATCAGCGGGCCTAGCCCACCATTGGCGGTGAAGATCGAAGCCACCAGGCCGGAGAGCGTGCGCAGGCTGGTGTTAGCCAGCTTGCGCGGATAGGTGCGCAGCCGGGTGACGTCGTCACGGTCAATGAGCTCCAGCGTCAGCGGCAGGTAACCGCCGTATTTGGACCACATCCCTGTCTCGGCGCTGTCGGCGATGTTGAGCGGCGGGTAAGCCTCGCTTTCCGCCACGCTCGGCAGAGCGCCTACTTCGCCCACCAGGATGCCGGTGATGCTCTGCAGGCTGGTGAAGTGCTCCACCGCCACCACCGCCTCCCACCAGCGGTAACCCGCCCGTCCCAGCTCCTCCCATTGCTGGGCGATGATCTTGTTGAGCGCATTTTTGACCAGCGCCGGCATGGTGGCCGTGGTGGCGAAGTGCGCCCGTTGCGGGTGGAAGCCGCCGTGCAGCTCTACATCCCCCGTCAGGCCCAGGTACAATTCCCGGATGCCGCTCAGCCGCTCGACTGGCTTGCCAACCATGGCGGGGTCGCGCGGCGCGCCCAGCAGGTCGTCTACCGCAGCCTGCAGCCGTTCTTCCGGCGTCATCATTCCGCTGACCTCTTTCGCGCTGCGGATCACGCCCCCGGCCTGCAACTCAGCCACCAGCCGGCGGGCGTCCTCGATCGCCACATTCAGTTCGCCGGGCTGAAAGCTCCTCCCGGCGAACTGCTTGCGCACCTGCTCCGCCGCCGGGGCGGGCAGGCGTGCGGCCGCCAGGCTGGCCTCCAGCAGGCAGGCGCACATCTCGCGCCGCAAAGCCTCCTCGCCCTCCGGCCGTGCAGGTTGCGCGGCGCTTTCCGTCTGCAGATTCTCGCTTTCGTTCACCATTCCCTCCTCGCTTATTTGATTGACTGCCCGCAGAAAACCGCCTCCACGGGCCGGATTGAATACCACGTCCAGCGACAGGACGCGCAGAATTTCCTCCACTTCGCGACCTTTGGCGGTAAAGATCACGTCGGCTGAGAAACCGATGCGGGGGCGCGGCTCGGGCGCAGCCAGCCACTCGCGGCCCAACGCTTCAAGCAGCGGCCCGGACGGGCCAGTCGTGCTCAACCGCAAGCGTATCCCCTGGCTATCCTCATCGAAGCGCGCCTCAGAGCAGATACCCGCCAGGTCGCGCAGCGAGCGCCCGGTCTCGAACCAGCCAGCGTGATCCACAAAGGTTTCCACCCCTTCCCACAGCTTCAGACTGCGGCGCAGCACCTCGGCCGAAAAGGTCCAACCATTGCCGGTGCCGGCGGTAATGGCCAACACCTCGAACACGCCGGCGCGGCCTGCCTGCGGCGCACCCGAGGCGGTCAGGCGTGCGCGCGTCCGCGTCCCCTGTCCTGCCGTCGATACAACCTCATTCGTCTCCATCTCGTTTTCCTCCATGCTCCTCCTTGAAATTTGATCCCGCGCCGGACGCGCGCGCCAGCATATCCTCGACGTCGACCGCTTCGCCGGCGAAGTGGTAGGCTACGCGCAGCAGCTCGGCCCGGTCGATCAGCCCGCGCTCGTACAGCGTTAGAAAGGCCTCCAGCGCCGCCTTGGCCGCCGCGGCCAGCGACTGGTTGTCGCGCGCAGAGAGGTCTCCGCCGCTGACGTGTACCTCTGCGGCCGCATCCACCTTCGGGTCAACCTCCGAGCGCCGGCGCACGGCGATGCGCGCCAGGTCCGCCACCATCCAACAGAAAAACTGCTGGCGCTGTTCGAAGTGACGGAAGGTCGGCCCGCCAGCCGATTCGGCCGTGGTGCGGTTAGTCCCTTCCGGTTCGGCCAGGAAATGCATCGGCACGCCCGCGCCGGCTGCCACCATCTTTTTGATCGCCAGACCGTCCTCCTTCGCCTCGAAGGTGTCCAGCTCCGGCTTAAGCACCTCCCAGCTCTCGCTTTCGTCGGTCACTAGGATCGAACCCGGGTTGGGCGGCGCGGCGTTCAGCGTCGCCTGGCGCGCCAGGCGCTCACCCTCGCTGGCGAAGCGCGCCCGCACCACGTAAAGGAAAGCCTGGCGAAAGCGGTTCAGCCGCACGCGGTCTTCCAGCCAGGACGAGTAGCGGGTGAGCCAGCGCAGCAGGGGCGCCAGGTCCGATTCGCCGCGCACCGCTCCCGCCGGGCGGTTAATGGCATAATGCACCATCACCGTGGGGAATCTTCCGTCCTCCGTAGGCCCATCGTTCAATGGGTCGTAAGCCGCCCAACGGCGGCCTTCTGCAATGACCCCCAGGCCCCCCGCCGCTCCGGCTGGCTTTTCCACGTAGCCGGTTTCCTGCTGCAGATCGTTTTCTGCTGTGACGACCTCCGCAATCGCGATGGCCGGCACAGCGCGTATGTAAGTCATCCCGGCCGCATCAGTGGACAGCAAGAAAAAGATTTCCCCCGAACGCACCAGTTCGTCGCACCATTCGAAGGCGCGCATTGGCCCCTGGTTGAAGCGATGCAGCCACCAGGCCTTGAGAAATGCGCTTGTCGAGGCATGCCGGCAGGCGATCGTCAGCCCGCCGCCCACCACATACTGCGAGGTGAGCTGCACCAGCCTCCGCGCCAGCGGGTTGGTGCGCCACGCCTCAAGCGCCTGGCGTAAGGTTTCCTCGCGGTCATAATCCGGGCGGTCTCTCAGCTCGATGCTCCCGGAGCGCTCGTAGAACCCGTCTCGCTCGCTAAGCGCCAGCTTCACCCTTTGATTGACTTCCTGCGAAATCGGATGCGCAAATATGCGCCTGACAAATCGGTTCAGCATCTCAAAATCCCTCCCGATCGATGTCCTTCAACACATCCGCTCGCCGCACCAGCACCGCGCCGCCCCCGGGCGACGACCAGGCCAGCTCTTCGAGCGCAGCGCACAGTGCAGCGGAGAGCAGCAGGTCGTCATGCAGTAGCTCGCCGCTTGAAGGATCGCGGCTTCCCTCCGGGACCCCCCAGCGCAGCCTCTGCGTCGGTCCAGGATAGACATGACACTCGCAGGCAGCCACCTGCCGCCAGAACAGCTCGCGTTCGTCCTCACGCCCATCGCCGGGATCCGCCCAATCTTTGAACCGCCCCGTCTCCACAATGGCCAGAAAATCCCAGCCCAGCTTGCTCTTGCTGTTGGAGTTAAACACGAACGGCGTCACTTTTCCCGGCAGCGCCTTTTCCAGGAATGAAGCCAGTCCCGCCCCGACTCCGGTTGCGTCCACCACCACCCGCTGCGCGCGCCAGGTTTCGGCCAGCGCCTTGATTTGTGCGTACAACGCCGTGTGGCGCACGCCCACCCAGATGCGCCGGTCTACCACACGGTAGGTGGGCGCACGCAGAGCCTCGTCGGACAGAGTGGAAGTGTCTACCTCGACGACGGTCAGCGCAGTCGCGTCACGGGCTGGGTTGGCCAGCCTGATCTGCTCACCCGGCGCCGGCGCCGCCTCGTCCTCCCCGGCTACGTCAACCAGCAGGGCGTAAAGCCTGCCTGCCTCGGGAGCGGAGCGCCGTACGTGCTGCCCTTGCATCAGCGCACGGCGCGCCGGCGGAAACATACCCGCCTCGCCATCCAGTTCTTCACTAAAGAACTGAGTCTTGACCATCGGATGATGACGCCCAAGTCGTGCGACCTGCTCGGCCACGAAACGGCCGTAAGCCGGCACTTCGCGCGACACCTGCTCCGCGCTCATCACGAAGACTCGCCGAACTCCATCGGCTCGCTCGGCCGCCTGCGCCGCTCTCAGCTCGCGCGCCAGCAACGTCTGACTGGTCCACGCCGTGCCCCAGAACACCCGTGTGGCGTTGGTGCTGGAGGCCATCGGCGCGATGTCCCGGTCGTATTTGGCGATCGACAGCGATTGCGCCTCATCCACCTCGAGCAAGATCGAGGCGGTGGCGCCGACGATATTGGCTTCCGGCGCCCCGGAAAGAAAAATGATGCCCGCCTGATCGACGCGGTAGATATAACCGCTCTCCTTTTTCCATTTCATCTGCGTGAGCGGATTGCGCGTCAGCACTCGCTCGAGGCGGCGCATGGCATTCTGCGACTGAGGCCTCCAGGTCGGCGAGACCTTGATGATTTCCCCGCCGGCTTCCATAAACAGCACCAATAGATAGGCTTCGATCAATGCCTGAACTTCATTCTTCCCGCTTTGCCTCGGGAACATGACCGCGAAGGACAAACCCTGCCGCTTGATGACCGACTGGACGATCGCCAGCGCCACTGCCTCCTGGTAGCTGCGCAACTTGCGCCCGTTCAGGAACTGGCAGAAGGTCGGCACCTCGCGCAGTATGGGCTTGAGCCTGCAAACCATGTCCCCTTGCGCCAGCTTGATTGGCATCTCACCCTCCGAAGAACGCCCGCACGAAGGCCACTACCGCTACCAGGGTGCTGCCGCCGTTGGCCAGTCCGCTCCATACTTTGAATTGGACGATCCCATCGCTGGCCGCGCGGATGCGTTGTTCGTGATCCCGTGAACTCTCCTCCAGGGATCGCAGGCGGTGGTCGATGAAAGCGCGTTGATGCTCCAGTTCTGCCCGTAAGGCGTCTAAATCGGCGCGCAGCAAAGCGTTTGCACGGCGCAACTGCTCGGCGATCAGCTCGATGTCCTGATCTTCCACGCCTCACCCCTCCAGCTCGGCCAGAACTTCGCGCACCGCTTGGCGCGCGGCTTCAGCCAGCGCCGCCCGCGCAGGGCATTCACCGGATAAGGCGCATACTTTGCACACCTTACGGTTCGTGCGCAGGCGAATCAACGCCGTACGCATGTGCGCTCCAACGTCGCCCAGATCGTCCAACAACGGGCATTCCAGTTCCTCGCTCATTGCTGCTCCTCCATCTCTTTCAGCACTTCATTGATCGCCTGGGAAAGGGCTCTCGCAGCCGTATCGTCCTGCTCCGCAATCTGCTTCTCAGTGCGCAGCAGCGTTGCCAGCCGCGCCGCCGCTGTCCCCAGATTGGCCAGGATGCGCGACCAGACCGCCAGCTCCTTGCTGGCCTCATCCTCCCCCGCCGCCACCCGGTTGGCCTGCTCGAACACCCGCCGGATAACCACCCGCAACATGGCGATCTCCTCCTGCAGCCCGACGGATGCACCCGTTTTCAGGCTGGCAAGGTCGCGCATCTCTCGCTCGTCATAGCTGCCGGCATAAAAACCCGGCGCAGAATCGTCCGCATTCTGGGCCTTGCGCGCCTGTTTGGGTCGGGATGGGTGATCGCTCACTGGCTGCCTCCAAAACTAGAATATATGTTCTATTTATCCACAAATAAAATACCCCGCGGGTTGCGGGGCGTCAATACGTCAATTAACGCAGTTTTCAGGCGAAAACGGGGGATTTAATTGCGTACTTACGCAATTGCCGGTCAAGTGTGGGCCGGAACAACTTCATGCGCCGGCCGCCAGCCCAAATCTCGTTGAATCCGGGCGCTGCTGCAGCGCCAGGACGGCGGGCAGGGGGCAGACGGGTCGCGCGGCGGGTGTGCCACTCCGATCGCTTCGGCCAGCCGGTCGTAATACTCGCCGTTGCGCAACGGTTCGGCGCAGACGTTATACGTCTCGCCGGTTGGCGCGC